TACCAACATACTTGTTATTGTATGTTACTGTTTGGTCATATTTTACTGCCGCAATATAAAAACTGTATGCGTTAATTTGTTCTTTGGCAATACCAGCACCATAGCGTGGATTCATTAGGTAATCCAATAAACAGTTTGCTGGATTTGTGTTATAATTTTTAGGTAGATTATCATAATCATTAGGTAAGTCTAAAGGTCCTACACTAGGCATACCTCTTACATTGTAAACTTGTTTACCACAGATATCAAATTGCACTTTAGGCACACCGCCTCTAAATGGATTTGAATCAGCATCTTCTTGTGTTTTAATTTCTTTCCATTCAAAACGCATTGCCACATAAGCAACGCCTGGCATTGCTCTGTTTTTAGTTGGCCAAATAGGTGCGTCTGACATAACGCTAGGTGTTGCTACATTGTTTGCTCCACCATGAAAACATTGAAATAGGATTCTACCTTTGAATCTATCTTTTGGCACATCATATCTTACGCCATCAGCATAAAAGCCACCGCCTTTGAAACTAGCATATTCATTTGGTAAAGGTAGTGGAACATCTTCCACGATAATGCGTTTAATACCCTCAATTTCGCCTTCACTTAGGGCAAACACACACCATAGATATTTGTTTGAGTCTGAACCTGTTTCTGCGTGAACTAGAATACCACCAACCCTTCTATATCCATATACAACAGGAATTGATTGATTGGTTCCTTGTTTGGTAATGGTTATGCCTTGTGCTGTTTGATCCGCTTGACTTGACATATCTGGCATATCAGGCATACCAAATGGTGATAATAAAAATCCCAAAATGTCTCCTACGAATTCAAAAACTTTTTCGAATATGTTACCAATAAATTCACCAATCTTTTTTACAATTTTTCCCATTAGTATTCTATCCTATGCACATAGTGGTTACCACAATGTTCACCTCTTTTGTGTTCATAATATGTTGATACCCTATCAACAGCATCTTTACTGCCTACATAATCTTTTGTCCATGCTGTAACATCGCTTTCAAAAAACTGTGCCCCATGCTTTTTGCATACCGCAATCATTTCACTCCACAGCATATCCGCTACCATTTTATTTCTTTCGCCATCAATAATATAAAAGAAATACAATTCACCAAACAGCGTTGGATTCCATAGTTTGGTATGCAACATAAAAATGGCATAACCGATTATTTCATCATTCTTTTCCACAACCAAACATTTTACATTTGGATCAACGAATAACTGTCTTAGGTTTTTTGTAGCATACACATCATCAAAAGGCAATGCATCTTGCACACCTGTTTCTCTTGCATGATATCTACCTAATCTAATAAGTCCGTTTAGGTCTCTTGGCTCAAATTCTCTAATCATTATTTTTTGCCCCACCTCATGTCTTTGATTGTTTCGTGTGAGTATTCCATTGAAAAGTCTCCTGGAAACTCTCTTTGAAAGTTTTGTAGGTTTGTTCTGCGACAGTTTATTTTTTCAAAGTTTGAAAATTGACTGTCCACCTGGATAGCAAGTCCGGCGGTTGTGTCTGAATCACTAACACTATAACCACTAACCTTGCCTTGGAAAATTAGTATAGGTCCATCACCTGTGCTATCATCAATTAGACTGTTGTCTGTTTGATCAACTAGTCCTCTGTAGATTGTTACATCTTGGTTGATGATACTGCTTGTTGCAAATGTGCTAACAGTTGTTGGATCTAATGCACTTAGATTGATTGTGATTGATGTAATTGATAATTCGCTTGTTTCTTGTGCGTTTGTAATGCCTAGAAATTTTCCTTGTGCTAGATATGTGTTGCCACCATATGCAATATCATAAGGAGCATCAGTGTAATAAGTTCCATTGATGTCTAACAATACATAACTGATAATGGCACTTCTTGCCAATGCATCATTTGTATTGCTTCCTGTTAGTCTTGCCATTAGATAACCTCTTGCACATCTATATCAAATTTTACATACCCTTGATTGTCATATCCATATTCTTGTAAATCATTTGCAATAATACATCTGATTGGCACTTGATTAACCGTAATAGGTTCACCAGCACTATCACTGTCAACTGCTGTTACAAGAGCAGGATTAAAATTGATTGTTGCCGCACCACTGCCGTCTGTTGCAACATCTGATTCTACCATATAAACTTTTGAATGGTTATAAAAACGAATTAAATCACCAGCCTTTAAAATGGTAGCACTTGTTTCGTCTGATGTAACACTAATGGAAGTTGCACCAGCCGCCGCATCCGCACTAGGATAGGTTACTTGGCTTGGATAAGATCCGCCAGTGTTTGAAATTGTTGGTAGTATGATATCAAACTCATTTATTCCGCCTTGACATCTGCTTACAAATGCTTGAACGGCTTTGAAATCATTAGGTGCTGTTGGCGGAAATGCCAATGTGCCTTGCCAAGTTGTTGTGGCGTTTGTTACCCTTGTAATTCTACCACTTGCTGTTTCGGTTCGTTTTGTTGTGTTCTTTTGTTTAAAATTGACCGCTTGAAATCCTAAACTAATTGGAAAATAACCTATGTAAGCCATTATGAAGTCACTCCTTGTCTACCACGCTGATTCATGGCATTGTTGATAATACCAACAATAGTGCCTCGTCTTTCAACTAACAATTGATCAAAATCTCTTGCGTCTACTGTTGTGATGTTAAAGTTTACTTGAACTTCGCCATTCATTTGTCCGTTGGCTGTAATTTGTCCACTTGCATTTGGTGTGAATAACTCAGGACCTTTTTCACCAACCAAGTAAGTTTGGCCAGCACCAACTGGTCCACCTTTTTCTCTTGGTCCTGTATATTGTGAACTTCTTATTGCGGCAATCTGTGCATAACCTTGTGCCGCTACCAGTGCCGCCGCTCCAATGTTGAATGGGAAAGGTAATGCCAATGCCGCGGATATACCTCTCGCAACATTAACAATCGCTTCTGCAATCGCGACCGCTTTGGCAAGTTTAAATGCTTTTTCATTTGTTTGTCCTAGTGTGTTAAGTAGGTCTTTACCAATTGATCCTAGCAATTGAACCCTTTGCTTACCACTTAATTTTTCAATCTGTTCTACTTTAATTGTGCCGTCTTTGATTGAAGCAAGTGCATCTTCTACCTGTTGTTTTTGTGCTTCTGATCTTTGCTTGTCATATTGTGCATATAGAGCCTCTCTTGCTTTTAGATATTCTTCTTCAGCAATAATTTTTTGATCTTTTGCTTTGTCAAGTGTTTCAAGTGCTTTTTCAAGTCTTGCTTTTTCAGGATCAAATTCATCTAATACACCTTGACCTAGTTGTCCACTAACTGATTGTAATTCTTTTTCTAATGCTTTTCTTTCTTTGAGTAAAACATTCTGTCTAATTGCTTGTTCAATTTCTGCTTTCTTGGCTTCAACAAGTTCTTTAGAAACATCTGCTTGAGCAAACATTTCATCTAATTTTAATTTTTCTAATTCTAAACTTACTTGTTGATCAACAGTAAGTCCTTTGATTTGATCGCCTTGTTTTTTGATACCTGATAATACCTTTTCAACACTTGCAGAAAATTGCAATTCTGCTTGATTGCTTAGGCCTACTTTTTTAAGTATTTCTTCTTGTTCTTTTTTGGCTTTTTCATTACCTGCTTGAACTTTTTCAACAAGGTTTAAAAATTTAACAGTGGCCGCTTCAATTTCGCCCATCTTTTTAATTTGTGTATCATCTGAAAATACACCTAATACATCTTGGAATTTCTTTTTGATTCCTTCTGCACTTACCCTACCAAACGCAACCTGTTCAACAAGTGGAATAGCAGGAATACCTACCTTGTCTGTGATACTGTTAATATCACGGATCATTGAATTGATTTTTTCTGTAACAAAGTTTAGGCTGTCTTCCATAACGCCTAAGAAGCCATTTACAATAGCAATTACTTTGTCAAACACACTTGAAATAGCAATAACAATTAGTTTGCCTTTTAGACCTAGTGCAAGGAATCCAACAATACCAAGTGCCTTAATACCTGCCGGTAGCATATTTGCAAAATCAATAAGATTGTTTACTCCGTTCTTAATAAAATTGAATACAGGAGTAAGTGCGTCTAATAATTGTGCTGTGCCAATAGCAATGTTCTTAACCACTTCAATTAGTTTTTGTCCAACATTAGCGGCAAACTCTTCAATTGAACCAAACGATTCATTTAGTGTTTGATCAATAGCACCAAGTATACCTTTGGCAAAATCAAACAATCCACCTTGTCTACCTAATGCAAGTGTAAACTTGAAGATTTTATCTTGAATCATACTCAAGACACCTTCATAGGTATTTGCTAACACACCAGCGGCGTTACCAAATGGCCCATTAGGTCCAAACACTTCATTGAATCTTGCTTCTGTTTCAGCGGCAGTTACACTTGCACCGTTTTGGAATCCAAGTAGTGCCCTCACACCTCTTTCACGGAAGATTTCAGCCGCCGCTATACCACCACTAAATGATCTCTGTATCTGTTCTGAAACTGTTTTGAAATCAAGTCCAGTGACAGCCGCGACATTACCTACAAGTTCTAAGTTTCTACCAAGTTCTTCTGCATTGTCTGAAATAACAGCAAGGTTTCCTGCACCCTGTTGTATCTGTTGCAATGTAAACGGAACCTTAGAAGCATAGTCAAGTAAGGTATCGAAAGCCTTGTTGCCCTCTTCAACTGATCCAAATAAGAATTGGAAACGCAAACCAAGTTGTTCAACTTCACTTGATACTTGGAGTATTTTTCTAACACCAAAAGCGGCACCAAGTGCAGAACCTACAGCAAGAATTTTGGTCTGTAGACTACCAAAGCCATTTTCAATGCTTTTAGTAGTTTTGCCAATACCCTTTAGGCGGTTATTAACATTTCCTAATACTCGTGCCGTTTTATCTACGGCTACGATTTGAATTTGTTGCGTTGTTGCCATGTGCTTTCTTTATAGCCTCCGTTTCCATTTTGAACCATGCGGCCCAAATGTTTATTTCCAGGACACTAAACTGCATAACCTCTGTTATGCTCTTACCCAACTCCTTTGCAA